TCCAAGAAGGTGACACCGTGGTGGGCGCAACAACCACTGACAACGCACAAGTGGTTCGGGTTGAATCAGCGTCTAAGATTATAGTTAGACCTATAGGCACTACAGCCGACCGCCCTGACTTGTTTCAGTACGCAGAAACTCTGAACAACTTGAGTCGTGCTGGTAGCGGCGTGGTCGCGTTGATCGAACCGCTGTGGAGCAGTTACATCCATGAGAAGGGTAAGAACGCTGTCACGGTGTCATCGGAGAACGCCATCCCTGCATGGTTTGAGACTTCTGACTTCGGGTATCCTACAGGTGGGTCACAGCCTAACGCGCCAAAAGGTATCAATCGTTGGACAAGGTTGGCACGTATCGAACCTGATTTTGTAATGACAGGTGACATGACGGTTGAAGTTATAGGTCGAGAGTTTGCACAAGCACCTGATACGGTTAGCACACCATTTACCTTTGACTCGGAAACGGTTAAAATTGACCTACGAGAACAGAGAAGGCAGATACGCCTTCGTTTTAGCAGTAACACACTGAACGGTGATTTTGAGATGGGTCGAACGATCCTGCACACAGAACCCGGCGACACAAGAAGCTAACATGGCGACCAACTCTTTCTCAGGTAACAACTCCTTCGCTGGTGGTAATACATTCGCCGGTACTAACTCTGCACTAGACCCAAATGCGGGTAATAACCGCACGATGAATCTTGGCAACCTGAAAGATCAAGGGTTGGCGAACATTCTTGCGCGTGACACAGGTGCTTCAGAGTTAAATCAATACTCCAAAGGTAAGTTCGCAAAGCTCGGTGACATCAACGAAGCGGCTCAGAACTACGCCACACTCGATACGTCAAATTGGTTAGACCAGTATCGCAACATGGTGTCACCTCACGTCGCGGGATATTCAAGTACCAATAAGAACCTCGGATACGTCAATCGTGATTTGACCGATGACATCGAACGTATGCTAACCGCTGACACTGCCCCTGGTTACTCACGTAAGATGTTGGACGACCTGCGTTACGACCTTCAAGATTCAGGCGGTGTGAGTAGTACCCTGCGCTGCGTGATAGTTCAAAGTCGTACCACGTTTTCAAGCCGATGTTGAACACCACTGCTTTGTTACATTCGGTAGCGTCACCTGATGGGTAAAACCAGCTGCACTAACCGAAGCGAGGTACCTTGGTCGCACAGACCTTTTGACGCTGCTCGTAGTTTAGGCTGTCGAAGAACCAGATTTTACTCATCTGGTTGGGGATTTCGATGACCTTACCGCCTGTGTACGCCAAGAACCGGTCGATACCAACCCAGAAGTAGTCGCCATCGTATTCGATTACAGAGTTCTGAGACAAGATACTGGACTGTGTACTCACCGTGGAAAACTTGAAGATGGCGTTACCGCCCACCCAGTCCATACGAATCACAGAGTCAAGGGACCACAGCAGTGCAGCCGGACCGGAGCCAGAACGTAGTGGCAAACCTTTGACAACCTTGGCCCCCGTTACACGGTCAAAACCTGCGTCGCCGCCTGTGAGCGTTTGCGGTTGGTTGACGTCTGACCAACCTACAAGACCATCCGACCCGTAGTAGACGAGGTAAGGCGCAACGCAGCAGATACCACCTGAGACAGTAAGTCCCGTAATCGGCGTGAAGGCGGCTGAATCATTTGCTACTCCAAAATAAACTTGTGTGGCGTTAGGGTCGTCGATGTTAGCCAAAGACTTGTTGCGGTGTGCTACGATGATTGTGTTCTGACTACCAGCAGCATCGTCATACATGGTGTCCAACGTCCAAGCGCCGTCGTAGACAGTCCAACCGGCAGGGGTTCGGTCATAAGTCGTACCTGCGCCGCCATTGTTGTCCATGTTTGCTTGGGTGATACCGAACTGCGACCCAGTGACTAGACCGTTGAAATCGCCGCGTGACCATAACGTTAGTGAGCGAATTGGTCCAGGGACAGGTGCTACTACCTCTGCGAACCCACCCATCTTCTTAGGGCGGCCCTCTTGGCGAACGAACCGACACCACTGAGCATCCGTGTAGTTGTCACCGTCGAGGTTAGTTCCGTCGCGTTTGACACCGGGAAGGGTGGTGATCTGGAAAACTTCTTTAATTTCAGCCATTAGTATTGCTCCTGCAACTGAACTGCGACACTCATGGTAGCTGCGCCGCTAAGTGATCTCGCGCACAGTGTGTAAGAGTCACGAACACCTGCATAAGTACGACCTAACAACGGACGTGAACCTAAGTTTTGAATACCCAGCAAACCTTTGTTAGACCCTGCACCTGGAACACCAAACCCATTAGCCACAACAACCCCACCTGTAATAGTATTTGCAGCGCCCGTATAGGTGTCATATTCACTGATTGAGTTTGTAGCGTCGACGTTTGTAGTCGTCGTGACGCCACCGATAGTCACCGTTGCGTTGTAGCGCACTTCCCAGTAAATGTTGTTTGTACCAACAAGAATGTCAAACGAGTTCAAGTGTGCGTGACCGCGACAAGTTAGACCGTTGAATACGTCTCTGATGCGACGAGTGATGTACGGGCGCATTGTAGTGTCTAGCGACACAGGTGTCAGGTATGCGCTGTATACAAATGCGTAATACTCATCTTCGTGCACACCGCCTTCAGACTCAACCGATGTACAAACCGCCTCAACAGAGATATTTGCCCCTACACCGCCTTCATTAAACACTTCATAACGCGGTGGTAAGCAGGCGGTACGCATGTAGACCGACGTGGTAGTGTTGGCGTTATACACTTCATGCACATAGTTCACCATACCGCGCAGAGCCACACCGAAGCGCACACGACCTACGCCTAACCACTGGAAGTCGATAACGAAGATTTGTTCTTTCGTCCAGTCGATTGTTAGACCTGATTGGCCTGTACCGTCCAACTTGTCCAAGTTCCAGTTCGCTTGCAACACCGCAGTATCTACACGACTACCGGAAACAGAGCTACGTTCAACAACCGCTACACCGCTTGAGTTGTAACGGAAGAATAGGCCGCTTTCGTCGTCATAGTAACCGATACCCGCATAGGACGTACCTGACGCCGTGCCCGACTTACGGAGCGTACCTGTCATCTTAATCAGTTGCGACTTACCCGGTGTGTAACGTAGGTAAATCTTAGACTGACGCATCGCACGAGCACCGGAGGTCGTTGCAGCGGTACTGAGTACCGTACTGTTAGTCGCGGTTGCGTGAGTAGCTGTTCCACCAGACGCCGTGTGGTGATCCCATAACAACGGGTGATAGTTATATTCTTGCGACGTACCAAACAGACTGACAGGCTGCGACACCCTCAGATTACCGAACGCATCCAACGCCGGTCCGTCTTTTATACCAACTTGGTCTAACGGTAAATAGCTCAAATCAATCTCCAGTCAGTACCAATAGCTTTAAAGCGCAACGCCGCGTTGCCGGTCGAACACGTCACGCCGGTCGAAAGTAGTATTGTATCGCTACCTTGCGGGATAACAATCAATGTGTAGTTAGGGCTAGACTTCATAACCTCGACCTCTAAACCATTGATGGCTCTCGGGAGGGTGACAGTGACGTTACTAGATGTTGTGTCTACGAGTACGAAGTCTTGTGCGCCAGTCAGTGTTACGTTAGACGACGCTGTGGTGCGCTTTGCCGTATCCTGCAACCCATGAAGAAAGTCCTGCGTCGGTTGGCGGTCGGTACTGTGCCAGTGTGATAGGCAGTCGCCTCCATCAACTAACGACGCATCTTCAATCATTTCAACCTCGGACTACACATAAACAACGCTTTTTCTTGGTTAGGATCATCCAGCAGCCAGCCGAAGTTCAAGATCAACACGCGACCCATGAACGGCTTGACGCACTTGTATTGCCAGTAGCCATCAGTCCGGGTAATTCTCATGACACCGAAAGTTTTGGTATGGTGATTCAGGTTAGTAGCGCCTTCGATCACGGTGCGTACTTTAGGATTATTTGGCGCTGCTAGGGCAATCCACTTGAATCCATACAGGCTGTTACGGTAGAGCCAGCTAACCCTTGATAAATAGCCGTGGCCTGGGTGAGCGTCGTACCAGTTGTCATCACCAAATAAGCAGTTATCAGGTGTATCAAACCAAGACAACCAAAGAGGCAACCGCACACCCAATCCCTCTCTACGCGCGTTATCTATTTTCCCGTGTCTTGATACTGCAAACAACGGCAGCAACGGAGTAATCAGATAAGTGAATAGCTGGACTGGGATGTATATAGCGAGATAGGTTAGGTATCTAATCATCACGCAAGCCTGACTTTGAGAGTCCCTGTTGTATGGTAGAAGCCGCCGATAGGGACTCCAGCAGCAGCAGCGGCAGCGTCGTTAGCGTAACTAGTTACTAGCACAGCGTTAGCTAGTCCAGTAGCGCCAATAATTACCTTATCAACCCCGTCAATTTGTATAGCGCCAGATAAGCCACCTGCGCTTGGTGCAAGAGCCATTGTCATCTTAGTACCCCACTACAATATAAGTAACCGTGATGCCAGCTACAGCACCCGCACCAGAGATTGCCGAAATATCAACGCTGGTGTTGTTTGTATTGGTTATCGCCACACTCATCATCTGATTTGAAAGTCCAGCAGCGTTGCGTAGTGATGCAGTGGCAGATAATAGGTTAGTTGGGAATGTCTTGTTCAGGGTTGCGTTAGCTGTTGCCCAAGTATTTGCACCAGATGTGCTTATGCTGACTGACCCCCAATTTATAATAAGACCGCTGGGAAGTTCTAAGTGTCCTGCTGAAGTTGCGGCACCTGTTATCAGTCTGGACAACTGATTGAAATCTGGTTTTCCTGTAGTAGCAATAGTCATTACATCTTGAGTAGTCGCGCCTTGATTACCTCTAGCTAATTTCATGGTTCCGTCATTAGCTTCAGCCGTCATAACAAAGTTGTTAGCTGCCGTGACGCTATCGCCCAGTTGGACGTTTGATATTAATGTTCCGCTCATCTTATACCCCTATAACAATAGGGCCGACCACAGTAGTGGGACCAACGTATTTAGTAGTCATATTAAACAATGCTCCAAGTTGCACCTGTCGGTATTGTCACAACCTTACCGTCAGCGATAGTTACTATCCCGAAAGACCCTGCGTTCTTGATCTTGCCAACTTTATGAACACCTGACTGCGTACCCGTGGTATTCACCGCAGCACCACCAAGCGTCGTAGATACTCGGATGTTCGATGCGGTTAAACCAGTAGCAATCACGAAGTATTGTTCATTCACCACCAAGCCCGTAGGTAAAGCGCCCGTCGTGCTGAAGAACACCGGCTGACCTGCGATGAAGTCATTGGCTACGGTTATATTAGCGGGTGTGTCAATCGTGATAGTACAAACGATTTGTGTGTTCTGACCAAGCGTGTAATCTTGGGTAATGAGTACGTCGTTCTCATACATTGCCGAGTCAGTACCACCGCCTACTGCACCACCACCTGAGCTAGAACCCACACCCGAACTGAGTTGAAACTGCGTGCCGTCATAAGTCACTTGCAGTACGATACCTGCGGCTTGAATGTCACCGGCTGCAAGTACAACCGGACCGCCTGTTGATGACTTCATTACAGCCTTAGCGCCTAGCCCGTCGATGTTCAGTGTGACCGCGCCAGAGTTGTTACCAACTGAAACGAAGCGGAACGTCTGACCTGTTGCATAAGCGGTTACTACGGGAGTAGCTACAGCGGTAATCGTGTTCGCCCCTGCAATGGTACCGAGTGTGACGTACTCAGCGTTTTGAGTAGAAACAGGGATACCCAAGTTAGTTCTGGCTGCACCGGCAGTTGTCGCACCCGTACCGCCCGACGTAACAGCTAATGGCGTAGCTAACGTCAATCCAGTGGAAGTGAAGTGACCTACATCAACGCCGTTGATCGCAAAACCTAGCCCGTCGGTACCGTACTTGTAGATACCTGTGTTGGTCTGTGTAGCGAAGAACAGCGCAGGAACAGTCACGCTACCATCGGTCAATGACACCGAACTGTTCGATACGGCAGACTGGGCGCTCAGTACGTTTGTTGCATCGCACAACATAATGACACGGGAACCTTGGTCGACCGTAGCACCCGAACCAGACGCAGTTTTCACCGTGATACTGTGTGCCGTGGAGATTGCCGAGTAGGTGTAGTACACCGCGACAATGGCCGGTACAACGACGGTAACAGCACCAGAGGGATTGCCAATGAAAGTAATCAGCTTGTTAGCCGCTTCAGCCGCAGTAAGTGTGATCGTACCACCAGCAGACACGTCAAGCGTTAGTTGGGTGAATTGATACAGCGTTGAACGACCATAGCCGACTGAGTACCATTGCGTACCTGTACACAACAAGAACATCGACTCGCTGGGCTGCAACTGAACAGACATCAAACCGTCGATTGTTTCAGAAGTGGCAGGGTCAAGCGTCAGCGTACCTGTACCGTCGTTACGAATCAATACAAAGAAATCGTCACCCAATGTTGCCGCAGCAGTCAGGTCAAACGTAGCCGCACCGCCTGTGAATACAATCAACGAGGCGCGGTGTGTGTTGTCGATGGTAAAACCGCTAGCTACAGGCAGTACAGGGTGTGACTGGTTGAGCGATGCACCAACCGCCTTGATACCGTAACCAACCAGTGACGCAGCGTCTACGGACGACGTACCTACGCCGAAATCAACCACGCTGAAGATACCTGATACGGAGGTGTTGTCAGTTAGGTAGAAGTAACTTGCTGCACCGACCGCGACTGAGGCGATCTGCGTGCCACCAGAGTTCTTGACGATCAGGACGTTAGAACCGACGTTGCGAATCAGTATATCTTCACCCACTGAGACTTGCGTAGCGTCAGGAAGCGTCAGTGCGTTGGTCGCTTGACAATCTACCTCAGTGATCTTAGCAACTGCCGTAGAAGTGCTGTCCGCGTTATACGGCCAAACAACCGTAGTATCGGCTGTAATGGTTAGTTTTACGTAACCGTAATCGGAGGGTGGCAGCGTTTGTGACCCGAACACATCTGTAAACGAAGTCATAACACCCCCTTAGCTAATTTTTGTGCAGCGCAACGAGCTTTGGCAGACTTAGACATCTTAGCACGAGTTTCTTCTGACATCTCCCTGTTTTTCATAATTGCAGACATATACAACTTATGCTCCTCAGTGTGTTTTTTGCCAATACCCGATGCAGAAATCTTTAATTTGTGTTCAACACTCAACGTCCTACCCTTCAACTTAGAAGGGCGACCTTTTAGCTTTAAAGACATTGTGAGTTTGGTTTCTTCAGTGTGGATAGCACCACCCCTACCCCCTCGGGCGATATTGTAACAGTTACCCTCATGCTTATATAAGTCTACAAAAAATCGCTCTAACACGTTGGCTGTGTTTTTATTATCGGTAGATGTCAATATTGTTTTTATGAAAGCATCAACGCCGTGTTTCTTTTTAGCCCTGGAAATTAAGATACCGTTACCGTAATTCTTAATAGAAGTTTGACCTACGTAGGATTTCCCGCTAACCTTGTTTTCTAACAGATATAGCTCTATCATCGTTAACCTCGCGTAAGAGTAGAGTCGCTAGCGCGCTCGCCATCTTCTTTAATTATAGCACTCAGTGCTTGTGTGTATAAACCTTGGAATTCTTGGATGCGCTCAGAAGTCTTGAGGAACGGCATAGCTTCCATCAAACATGCGTACAGTAGAATCTGCGGTGCGTACTGTGTCAGCCAGTTGGTTTGATTTGAAGCACTCAGCGGCTCAGGGCGTTCGTAATATTGCAACTCAAACATGTAGTTCATGTCGGGCGTCGGAGCTATGAAGAAGTGTTCGTAGTCATAGTCGCAGTAGTAATATGGCTCACCTGTCAGTGTGGAATTAGGCCAGTAGCTACGGACATACTCATAACCCCGCTCGTACAGATACTTACGATCTGCGCCAACCAACAAACTGAAACTCTTGGTTTTACGCCACCGTACGGGTTTGGCGAGCACGTTCTGAGAGAGATTACCCGACACGGTACGCATGAACCCGAACGGCTTGGACTCAGATGCAATCCTATTTTCAGCCATCATCACAAAGCGGGGTAGCTGTGCTAAAAATGGATTATCGTCGCGTTCACAGTAGTCTTGTAGGTCTTGGAGCAAGGAGTCATAGGTCATTGCAGCAGGCATGTAATCCTCACTTACTAGAAAGCGGTAGGGTTGTTAGTACACGAAGTACCGTACCGCTAATCGCTATAAACCACAGTAACGGGGTGACAGCGTAGCTGGGTACTAACGGAATAAAGTAATTTACGGACGCCACTAACGCCAGCAACAGGTTGAACAACACCGTTTTTGATTTTAGATAGTTCATGCAAAAATCCTAGAAGGAGTGACTGGAAACACCTCGTAATCGGCGAACGCCTCATGGATGTCATTGCAGGCGATATTCACATGCCAGCCGATGATTGGCGCTTGCTCTGGGTACAAACCACCTTCACCATCATCAAGCATGTTGCCGGTTGGCTTATGGATAATACCCACCACGTCGATTGCGTAATCGTGCGACGCGGTAACGAGACAACCTTCCTGCATCAGACCCGCAGTTTCAGCGATGGCTAGAAAAGTTGATTCGTCTGGGAAAGTAAAGAATTGTGTTTTCATTTTGAAAGTAGTGCCAAGGTGGTGTTTGATAAGCGCGTCGGGTAGTAGGTGATTCGGGAGATTGTTCCGTTGAGGTTGTTTGATGCACCTGCGCCAGTCCATGCGTAATTTAAAGTACCTATGCCAAGGGCTGTTACTGCCGGTACATTACAAGTAGTATCCTCGTTCCCAAGAACACCATTGCAAGCCATTACGGAGCTATTAATCTTGTATCCTATAGCGTCAACTAACGGAACTCCAACCGCCACTACACCAACAAAGGTGTTACCTGCCTGTACTACACCCGCAACATCCATAGTCCAGTTATTGTTTCCGGCGTTTATGTTCTTAGCTGCATATAGAGTCTGCCTGTTCGCAAAAGTTAATGTTGGGTCGCCAACACCGAAAGCAGCTCTTGTTGTTGTGTTGGTAGTATTGACGAAAGTATCCCACTTGCAAACAAACGTCCCCTCAGCCTGGTTGTACCAATCAGAGAAATTAGTCCCAGTCATACTCACTACGTCGGCGGCTCTTGTTGCTGCGGCTGTAGTTGTTGGGATATATGAAGTTGGGAATGCACCAGCTTCTAGTTGAGCGCCCCACAAGATCAAAGTCTTACCTGTATCACTTGTTGCAGAGCCTGAAGCCGTAACGCACTGCATAGCTATTTGCCTACTGCCACCGTCACCTACCGCAGGGATGTATGTGAAACTAACCCTGTTCCAACCGCCACCTATCGGAGTGATTACTCCATTAGAAAATCCAGCACCAACCGAAGTGAATACTCTAGTAGTCCAATTAACGAAAGTCGATACAGAGCCGGATGCAGTCGACATCCTAAATCGGAGAAATAGTACGGTTGAACTGTCGTGTACATATATCGAGTTTTTTACAGCAATAGAGTCGGTAAGGGTTACGTTGAGATGCCCTAAGTTAAAACTACCTGTCCCTTGGGTATAGGTATCGGCAGTAGTTGTGCCGGAAGGGGATGTTGTCGTATTAGCGGTAACTGATCCATCACCAACACTACTCCACCCACCGGCATTACCAAACTCTTCAGAATAAGCCAGCAGATTCGTCCGAGCTTCTTCAATCAACAGACCAAGGCTTGCATGAGTTACTGGATCGTGATCGAATCTAGGCGTGCCGGATGACGCGGTCTGCAATACGCCAGCTACATCAAAGTAAGTAGCTGTGGATGCCCGCGAGAACGTTACTGTGCCGGGAAGAGCCTTGTCTGTTGCGAAGTCGAGATTAAGCGCCCAGTCTGTGATTGTCCTAGTCAATCCCGGCAGCACTTCACGCAGCGCCGGTTTAAGCATGGGTTACTCCGCTGGCGTAGAACTCGACCCCCGTTGCGGCTGCTGAAATCTGTAGCTTTTGCGATGCGGTCAGATTCAGCGGATCAACGTCCAGAACGTACGGCGTACCGGCAGTGATGTTGGTCGGCGGCAAGACTACAGATTGACTCGCCCCGCCACTAGATGCGACGCGGATTGACACCGAGATTGCCCCCACCGTCGTGTTACTGATGACAATACCTTTTACTGTTTCGCCGCCTGCTGAACCTGCCACCAGATCAGTCCATGCGAATCACAGAGTCAAGGGACCACAGCAGTGCAGCCGGACCGGAGCCAGAACGTAGTGGCAAACCTTTGACAACCTTGGCCCCCGTTACACGGTCAAAACCTGCGTCGCCGCCTGTGAGCG